CTTTTAAGTATAATAATGCGTTTGTACGGTCTCCACTGTGTACATAATCGTCTCCTTGTACAACTATGTTTGGCTTAATTTTTGACCATAATTCTCTTTGATCAACATCACTGTACTTGACTATTTCATCAACAAAGGGCAATGCTTTTACCTGTTTTTCTCTTTCTTCGAAGTTAAGTGTAGGATATTTTCCTTTAGATTTTTTAGCGGATTCATCGTCTTGAATGCCAACAATTAAGTAATCACCCTGCTGTTTTGCTCTGGTTAAAATGTTTATGTGTCCTAGGTGGAGTGTATCAAAAACTCCTGATGTCATTACTTTAATCATTTTTCTTCCAATAAGTTTTCCATCTTTGCAATTCTTCTGGCTTGTCAAAATCGTCAGTTTCATCATCGATATTTGTCCAATTTGTGTTGCAAATGTATTGGGTGCGTTTTACTGTTTTACGTTGAGGAGGAGAATCCAAATTCCATTTTCCAGAATGGTAAGCATACAGATCCCATGACCAACAACGATTAATTTTTTTGTCCCAAAATGCTTTGCAAACTAATTTTAGCCAATGCCAAAAGGTATCATCACTCTTGAATGCCCAAAATTCTCCATATTTTTTCAAAGCATTGCCTTTTGCACGTCCATAATAATTTGTTGTTCCATTTAAAATTGTTTTTATTGCATTTTCTGAATAGTAAACATCTCCATACAACCATACATTGCCTTTTAATTCTTCGCAACCTAAAAGACAACCTAAATCGTTACCTTTCATTGTGTTTACGTACTCATTATATTGAGGATACATTCCTTTTTGGGCCACAGTTACCCAAATATCATTTTGCCCGTTTTCTTTTAGAAGTCGCACAGTTCTATCAACTAACTTTTCACCTTGTACAGTGATAGAGTGTCTATTAAAACTTTTTGCAGTTCCTCCAGCCATAATGATTATTCTCATAAATCTATCCTTGTGTAACTATTCATACTTTTTTTACTTTTGTCTAACCAGTACTTTGGATTGATTCTGCACAAACTGTATTTGGTTTTAGTTAGTGCCACAGATTGAGCATTCACATGCACATCCGCCGGAAGTACACCTTTGTTTTTAGCAAAGTTGATCAAAGATTTTGCTCCTTGGGGTTTAATAAAATAGGCATGAAGACCTTTTATGCATTCTTTATCGTAATAATGAAATCCACTTTTAAAAGTTTTTTCCGGTGTGTTAGGTTTGTGTGCAATAACATCATTGTTTTCAAACACTTTTAAATGATCTTCGTAAACTTTAGAAGTTCTGCTGTATGCATCTAGATTGCACAGTTCTGAAAATTTGTTTGGTAGATCTGCTGGAATAGGTCTTATTATTAAGGCGTCATGTTCAAAAATTAATATGGGTTGGTTAAGTTTAATACACTTTAACCAAAGTGTATAATGTGAACAGAAACAACCTCGCACACCTTTTGTATCTCTTGATTTTTTTAATTTTGGAAATGGACGCAGTCCGAATTTTTTGTATGTGGGTTCCACATCGTCCAATTGCACAGCATTAAATTTTTCGATTTCGATGTTAAATTTTTTACCTGATGCAATACATTCGTCAGCCAGTTCCTCAGAAAAGGAACGACCTTTCATTGTTATTACATAGGCTTTATGATCATAATGTTGCATCTTCCATTCCTGCTACTCTTAACTTTGTAATGTTAGTTATCTGCCATTGCTTTTGGTCAAGAGCCTTAGTGATGCCAAGCCATTTGTTTCGTAACAGTGCAAATTCGTTAATTATTTTTTCATAATCAACAACATCTGATTCACCGTCTACATATTTCTCTACATCACGACTGGATAATGCACGTTGATAGTTTTCAAGATATTTTTTGAAATGTTTACTTCGCAGTCTTCTCAATTCAATGTTGAGATACTGAAGAATGGCTTCTATTTCTTGTAATTGGTTGAATCTTTGTTCAACTATACCAGGCATAGCGGCTGAATTTTTTTCAAGATTACCTTTTATTCTACATTCAAGTCTTGCTTGATCCAATTCTTGTTCATAATGTTGAATAGCCATTGGAATCTGACTAATGTCTCTAGCAATCTTTTGATACCAGCCGTTCATTATTAATAGTCTTCGTCTTTTTCGTCGAGATCCAGATAATAATTAATTGCTTTGTCCAAATCTTCATCTGAACCCAGTGATTCTTGCAAAGCCTCATCTTCGATTCCGTGATCAGCCATTATGTCTATGTACTTTTCAGCCAATACGTCAATCTGTTTCTTATCTGCGTGTGCTTTGAAAAACTCCCAAAGTTCAGTAAACAATCTACTTTCGATCATTCAGCAGTCTCCTTTGTATCTTTGTTTTCCGTTTCTTTTTCTTCTTCTTTAGAAACAATACTGTCGAAATCTTTCATAATATTGTCCAATAGTTCTCCACCACTTTCCCATACTTTACGATATTCTTTAGTTTCTGTTCCTTTTGAATCAATGTATTTTAGTCTATTTCCGTCTTTAATTAAAATACCTTTCTTTTCGAAAAGATCAACCAGTCCTGAGTAAGGATTCATTCCAGTTTCATATGGAATCTTGACTTGCACACCTTCAAAAGGTTTAGCATATCTAGTTTTCATTACTTTACAGCCGGCTCTAATACCACGTACATCTGTAACTTTGTTACCATCTTCGTCTTCTTTCAGTTTCAACTTCTTCATTGCAACCACAATAGATGATGCATAGATAAAACCTTGTCCGCCTGATATTTTATCATCTGGATCAAACATATCTTGTGATGCATATGTGTGGTTAGTTGCCACAAGTCCTACATTGTGTGAACCAATCATATTAACAGTGTTTCTTACAAGTGATGTAAGTGCTTTAGGTTTTCTACCCATGTCACCCTTCATATCACCTTTGTTAAACTGATCAACATCTGTTGGAGTCAACAACATACCCAACGAATCAATCACGAACAATACTTTTGGTCTGTCTTCATCGTTCATTGCTCTGTAGTCTTCCATGAATGTTGAAATTGTTTTTGCAACATCATCAATCATGCTCATGTTAAGTTTTAATAATTTTTTTTCATCAGTGTCGACATCTAATGCTTTCAACCATGTTTCGTCAAGTGCATTCTCTGAATCAATTAATACCACAAAAATACCTTGATCTTGTGCCGCTTTCACAATGTTACCTGAACATATGTAAGACTTACCTGCTCCAGATTCTCCTGCAAACACAGTCACTTTCCCTAACGGAACACCTTTATTGAAATCACCACTCACCAAATAGTTCAATGCGTAGTTACCTGTAGAGATCCAATCTGTTGGATCATTAAATCCACTGCTCATTCCTGTAATGGATTTTGTTAATGTTTTTCTAAACTTACTTACGTCAAATGCTTTTACCATAATTTATTTCCTTAATTTATGTGGGAGCCTTGCGACTCCCACAGTATTATTATTTGCCTTGTCTTGCACGGATCATCGCAAGGATGTCTTCCGCACTGTTGTTTGTGTCTGATGCTACAGGTTTCTCTGCAGGTGCTGTTTCAACCTTTGGAGTTTCTGTTGCTGTCGATTGTGCCACTGGAGCAGGTGTTTCTGCTTTTGGCATTACAGGGTCACCAGTTTTTGCTGATACTCCTGCTGGTCTAAAGTACTGACCAAACTTTTCTTGGTCATACGGTTCACCATCAACCGATGCTTGGAACATTTCCTGCATCACTTTTACATCAACATCTGATGGTTTCTTTGGAAGAAACTCAGACAAGTTGTATAATTGAAATTGATTTACAGCATTATTTTCTTCATCTGTCAATGCTCTAGATTTTCTAGACCATGTAGATGTTGAGTAATCAGCATATCCGCCTTTGGATGTTTTGATTATTCTAAAGTCTACACCGTTTAATAGATCAGTTGGAAGGTCTTCCATGTCTGGATCCATTAATGCACCTTTAATGATTTGGAAAATTTGCGGGCCAATTATAAATCTTCTAATTGGGTTTGCTGGTGTTGATTCCTCATTTAAAGGATCTTCTTTGACGAAACCTTGGAAAATATAACTTCTTTTTTTCCAATATTTTCTGCCCATGTCCTCTAACTTAGGATCTTTGAACCATGCTCTAACTTCTGTCAGAATAGGACAAGTTTCTCCATACATTTCCATACATGGAACTTGAACTTGCACAGGTCTTGAATCAGTATCACCTTTAATTCCTGCGAAAGGTAATTTAATCATCAATCTTTCTTTCCAGAAGAATGTGTTTTCTTTGTCACCGTCTGGTAGAAATCTAACTGTTGCTTGTTCTGACTCTTTAAGATTCCAGAATGGATAGATAGCATTGTCGCCACCTGATCTGGTTGAGCCTGTTGATCGTGTTTCTTGTTCTTTTAGTTTTGCACGTATTTCTGCAAGTGTTGCCATAATATTAGCCTCCTTTATATTTTGCCTTTATAGCGTTTGTGCCTTTAATGTTTTTGTAGCACATAGTATCATATACTACAATAACTTGAGTATTTAGTCAACAAGTAATTATCTGGGTGTTTTACCGAATTATATTAGATGCCTGCTAGTTTTTTGATTTTGGCAATTTCTGGATCTTTGTTTGCCATTAAGTTTTGGATTGTTTCCTGTGCAGTTCTAACAGCATTGTCGCCGAACTTCTTCTCTACTGAAGTCAGCACTGCTGTTTCACCTTTTGGAAATTGGTTAGATGTGTAGTCAAAGAAACTTTTCACAAAGTCTTCCACAGTTTGCTCTTTGTCTTTGAATGATTTTTCTTCTTGATCTTCCATGCCAAATTTAGAACGCATTCTGTCTGATTCGTAATCGTAATCTTCTTGTGCGGCTTTCAGTGCTTCTTCGTGTTCTGGACCGCCTGGTTTAATCATCTCGTTGGCAAAGTCATCGTCTACTTTGTGATTTCCATCGTATGTGTATTCACCTCTCAAAGAGTTAGGATCAACTTTACCATTGATGGCCTTGTAATGAATTTTACCATATGCCATTTCGCCATCATCACCTGGCAGTTCGTAGTCCATTGAACCGTCATAATCTGTATCTACATCTGAGGCAGTTGTTTTTTCTTTTTGTACTTCACCATATCTTAATTTGTTAAAGTTTTTAGCAAGATATTTTAATGCTTCTTTTTCGTCATGTGTTTTGAAAACAGATTTTTCATCTTTGCCAAGTACATCATAAACCATTTTACCTTCGCCTTTTGGGTCTGGATCTTTGTACCTTGAAACATACGGTTTAATATCTTCGAACGTTGTGCCTTCTGGAAAGCCTTCTTCTTTGTTTATACCAGGATCTGATTGCATGTCACCTGTATCAATTTTAGAAATCATTTGAGGATTTTTGGCTTTGATGTAATCCATGATCATTGGTCTCAAACAAGCATCAGCATCTTCTTTTGAAGCCATTTTAATTTGTGCATTCAAGTCTTCGTCATCGATAATGCCTTGTAAACTTTCAATGCCATTAACTCCATTAGGACCTGCAGGGAAATGTTTTGCCATCAGTTTGTTCAGTTTCACTATTGCTTGTTCACTTTCAGTTTTATCTGATGCAAACAAACCATTTTCTTCTTCTCCCACGATCAAGTTTATTTCTTTTTCAAAGTCTTCAAATGTGTTAAGAGTTTCTATCATTGAACCCAATGCATCTTTCACTACTTCTGGATTTGCGTCAGTATGAATTACAACTCCATTGTGTCTATTTTCATCTGGCTGAACATCTGCAACAATGCCTGCTTTGGCAAGTTCTTGTGTAACTTCTTCTGCTTCTTTGTCTGAAACTGGACTTTCAGGATCAAAGTCTCCTGACATGTCAACTCTTATTGTTCGCGATTCTGCACCACCTTGGTAGCCATGTGCTTCTGTTTCAAAATCTTGTGGACGTAATTCTTTAATTGCTGTTCTCTCAGAAACCAATTTGTATATGTAAGGAAATACATCTTGTAATTCTTCATTGAATGTTTTGATTGTTAATTCATCTATCCAATTTTTTTGCACATTGGCAGGAACCTCTTCTAACACGCTTTCTTCATGTGTTTCTTTTATTGATTTATATCCTGATTCTTTTTGTAATTTTTGAGCTGTGTGTTTGATATCTTCTATTCGTTCATCAATCACAGACAAGTACTCTTTTAATCCTTCAGCCATCACATTGGATCTGTTCATGTATGTTTTAAATTTTTTTAATTTGTTAAGTTCTTCAGATAAACCTAAAATGTATTTTCCAAATTGATCATATGGATTGCCACCTTCAGCAACGTGTCTTGTCATTGCTCTGGCACCATTAAGATGTTTTAAAGGAAATTTAAATCTTTCTCCTGCTGGACTTTCGATAAAAATTGATTCGATTTTTTGTGATCTTGCTCCAGGAATTTCTGGGTCAACAATTGTGGAATGTTTTACAACCATTTTTGCATCACCAATCTGTTGAAAACTGGTTTTGTTTGTGCCAAACATGTTTGATTCGCTTACTGCTTCCATATTATTCTCTTTCTTTAAAAATTCGTAATCTCTTTTTTCAAGGTTACTTTTTGTGATATCTCTTGTGTCGAAACCCATTAACCTTGCTTTGGCAAACTCTCTCATTTCTTTTAAAAAGTTGTACCAAGACTCTTTGGTTGCCGGATCTGCTTCACTGATCACATCAGTGCTGTGTAATACCACTAAACCTTGATCTTCACTTATACTTATGCTGATTTTCCCAAAACTTTTGCCTTCTTTGACAAAATCAAAATCGAAAAATCTTGCCTGTTTTGGGTTATTTGTAACATTACCGTCAGAATCACCTACAGTAATTGTGGGAAATTGACCACGCAGTTTATTAAACAGTGCAGTTGATGTATTTTGTAAGTCCATACAGTGTATTTATTTTAATGTGAGACAAACAAAGGCAAAGGCATCACCTTTTCAGACATCTCATCATCGTCAATTTGAGTAAAAGAATTGTATATTTTTGGATCCCAATCACGCAACACGCCCATTAAACGTATGCACAACAATGTTGCAGAAACAAGGTCATCTGAATCGCCCGATTTGGCTTTATAGGAGTTTCCTGATGCAATAAATGATTTAAGTTCCTTAATTAAGTTTTTAGAATTTATTTTAATTTTGTTTCGCTCCACCATAACTTTTAATCTTGAACAGGCACTAATTTTTGATCTGTGTGTGGTGTTGAATCCTTTTCTAAATTTTCTTATGTGTCCTTTCCTGATTGGTTCTGAGACAAACATGCCTGGAATATTTTCTTCACCAAATTCTTGTATAACAATTAATGCAGATTCTCCAATGGTGTTATTTTCCACACTCCAATAAATGTTAGATCCTGTTCTATTTCCACACTCATCCTTAATGTAATTACATATTTCTTTTAAAATTCTAATTTGATGAGGAATAGCGGTCATATTGTGTTTCCATTCTGCCACTTGTTCAAAACTAGGCAGTTCAAAAACCTGAATAGCCGCTGAATCTCCACCTGTACCCATTGCTGGATCAAGAGCAATGACGTAAGTTGAATGACCATTTAATTTTTTATACCAACGTGTTTGTCCCATATTTAAAATAGGTTCTTTTCCTTCTAGAGTAGACAACATAATACTATCCACAAGAGTTTCGTCAAATACTAAAAACTCACAACCATATTCACGTCTAAATCTTTCTTCACCTATACGTCCTAGTTCTTGTGCCTTCCAATCTTCATCTCTGTCCGGATGTTCGTCCCAACTTGCTCTAAAACCATGGAATCCATTTGAGCCCAGTTTTTGTTCATTGCCATGTTCATCAAATTTGTTTTGACTTTCTCTCCATATTGTGGCAAACACATCTTCATCTGAGTTAGGTGTTGATGTGATAATTGCTCTACCACCTGTTGCCAGTGTAGGTGATATAGATGTCCAAAACTCTTGTGCTATACCCGGATTAACAAATGCAAACTCATCGCAGTATAGTAAAGATATTGACATACCTCTACCTGTGTTGCCTGTTGTGGTTGCGGATACAATTCTTGATCCGTTTTCAAATTCCATTGATCCTTTGTTGTAGTTGGTCACACCTGCTCTGACGTAATCAGGACACAATTCATATCCATATCTAATACGTTGCATGATCTCTTGAGCACCTGTGTATTTGTGTGCCGCAATCAGAATTGTTTGATCCGGATGAAACATCGCATACCATAATAG